AAGCTAGTACAACTAAAAACAATTTAAGAAATTTTTTAAATTCTTATGGATTTAAAGATGCTGAGATTGGACAAATCTATGACCATAGAATTGTTATGTTAGTTAATGATGCTTTAAAGTATCGTAATGTTAAGAATGTCAAACCTGTTTCAGCTGCGCAAGCATCTAAGCCAGGTAAGTTTTTATCTTCAGGTGTGAAAAAAGACAGTAATGATATGAACTTCCAAAGACGTAAGGAAAAGTTAGGTCGTCTCAAAAAGACAGGCAATGTCAAAGATGCCGCAAGTATCTTTTATGACATTATAACTAACAAAAAATAAAAGGAAAAAATAAAATGGCTATAGTATCAGGCACATTTACAAAGTACGATGCGATTGGACTTAGAGAAGATCTTTCAGATATTATCTATAACATATCGCCTACAGACACTCCTTTCATGTCTAGCATACCGCAAAGTAAAGCGACTGCTGTAACTCATGAATGGCAATTAGACTCATTAGCAGCAGCTAGTGGATCAAACGCACAAGTAGAAGGTGATGAAGTAACATTCTCTACTCCTACTGCGACTACAAGAAAATCTAACGTTACTCAAATTTCAACTAAATCAGTTGTTATTTCTGGAACATTAGAAGCAGTTAATAAAGCCGGAAGAAATTCTGAGCTTGCATACCAAATCTCTAAAGCATCAAAAGAGCTTAAGAGAGATATGGAAACATCACTTCTAGCTAATACAACTGTAGCAGCTGGAAGCACATCATCAGCTAGAACTTTAGCTGGGATTGTTTCTTGGTTAAAAACAAACGAAAGCACTTCAGGAACTGCTCCAACTACTTCTGGTACAACTACTAGAACTAATGGAACTCAAAGAGCTTTCACAGAGGATCAACTAAAATCTGTTATCAAACAAGTGTGGGATAATGGTGGCGACCCTTCAATGGTTATGGTTGGTTCTTTCAACAAGCAGAAACTTTCTGGATTTACAGGTGGATCTACAAGATTTGACCCAGCTGAAAATAAAAGATTAGTTGCTGCAGTTGATGTTTATGAATCTGATTTTGGTGCTTTACAAGTAACACCAAACAGATTTCAAAGAACTAGAGATGCTTTAATTATCACTCCAGATCTTTTTGCTGTAGCTTACCTAAGAGATTTCTCTTTAGAAGATCTAGCAAAAACTGGTGATGCTATGAAGCAATTCTTAGTTGCTGAATATACTCTTGAATCAAGAAACGAAGCTGGTTCAGGAATTGTTGCAGACTTAACAACATCATAATATAATACTCATGGGGGGGAATAGTCTCCCCCATGAACAAACAATTTTGTTTGGTCTTTGAAGTCTAAAGACGGAACGAAGCAAACATAGGAAAAAAAATGCGAACATTAAATGACTACTTTTTAACTGCTAGATTAGACGATGTGTCTGCTGCTAGTTCAGTTAACATTGCTGTACCTGATGATGGAAAAATTATTAAAATTATTTCTGTATTAGGTGGAGCAATAACAACAGCTAATTCTGCTGTAACAACTTCTATAAATGGAACTACTGTAACAGGTGGTGGATTTACAGTTGCTCACTCAGGATCAGCTGCTGGAGACATTGATACTGCTGAACCAACAGCACTTAACAATGTTACAGAAGGTCAATATATAACTATTACATCTGATGGTGGATCTTCAACGACTCAACCACTAGACATAACAGTTATTATAAGAAGATAATTATAGTGGGGGTAGCAATATCCCCATTTAACTACGGAGAAACAAATGGTTAAAAAAAGAAAACAATTAAGTTTAGATGATAAAATTGATAGTATCATTGATCTCTTAGAAGATTTAAGATACGAACAATCAAACAAGGAGTGTGAAAATTGTCAAGACGATGACGATGATGACACAAATATTAATGATGAAGATGAGGAGAACGAATAATGTCAGGTAATAGCACAGATCCAGCTTTTGCAGTAGTATCAAATGAAAACGTAGCATATACAGCAACCGCTGCTGCTAGCGCTGCATTTGGTGCAGGAATAAACCATATAAGATTATCAGCTACAACAGCTTGTTTTTATAAAATAGCAGGTACACCAGTTGCAACATCTAGTGATACATATTTGCCAGCTAACGTAATTGAGATTATCAGAGTAAATCCAGGTCAGAAAATTTCTTTCATAAGAAGTGCTGCTGATGGAACTGCTTCTGTTAGTCAAATGTCTAAATAGTTTAAATAATATTTAAACAAGTTAGACTATGAATAAGATAGTTGAGAAGGAAGGATTAGTAACTACTACCTATCACTCAGATGATAAGGGAATAGTTATTGAAAAAAATTTAGATTATAAACCAATAGTAGAGCATAATAAAAAATTATATACTCATAACTCTGGTTATTCTAAATCAAGAGATTTAAAAAGAATTGCTTCAGTTCCAACACTTGTTTTAGAAATTTGGGCAAAAGAATACAATGGAAGTAATAATTGGTTTGCATTGCCAAAAGATGTTCAAAATAAAATAATGAAAAAAAAATTAAACAGTTCTGAATTTTTGCTTTTTAGAACAGCACCAGGTAGATTATAATGGCACTCTCAACATACACAGAATTAAAATCAACAATTGCTAATTGGTTAAACAGATCAGATTTAACTTCAGAAATAGCTGAGGATTTTATTGTTCTTGCCGAAGCTGACTTTAATTCTAAATTAAGAATACGTCAGATGCATAGTCAAACAACAATTACAATTGATTCAGAAACAGAAAGCACACCAACAGGATTTTTACAAGTAAGAGATTTTTACATATTAAGTAACAATGATAAGTATGCGTTGAATTATCTTAGCCCACCTCAAATGGATTCTATTAAAGGAACATCTATGTCAGGGCTTCCAGTAGCATATACTATATTAGGATCAACATTTAGATTTACTCCAAGACCAGCAGATTCTTATTCTGGCATATTAAATTTTTATAAAAAGTTTGATGCTTTATCAGTATCTAACCCTTCCAATTATATTTTGACAGATCACCCAGCTATTTATTTGTATGGAAGTTTATTTCATGCAAGTAATTTTCTTGGTGGTATTGACCCAAATCAATCTCAACAATGGTCGCAAATGTATCAAACAGCTTTAGAAAGAGCTGAATTAAATGATAGAGAAGATCAGTTTTCAGGATCGCCATTACAAATTAGATCTGATGTAACTGTATCATCTCCATTTAATAGAAGATTCGTTACAACAGTAAGTGAATAATTAATATGCAATTACCTTTTGGTGAATGGTTACCAGATCAACCTGAACACTTGAATCCAGGAGCAAACGTTGCTAAGAATGTTTATTATGCTTTACAAGGTTATAAACCATTTAAAAGTTTGGTGTCTTACAGTTCTAATGCGATGGCAACAGACGCTAGGGGTGCTGGTTCATTCAGAGACAATACTAATACTGTTTTTAATTTTATTGCAACTAACGATACTATTTACCAATTAACCTCAGGTGCATTTACTGATGTAGGCGCATCAGGATTTCTTTTAAACAATTCATTCGCAACTTGCACAATTACAGTTTCTGATTATGCAAATATAACTGCTGGCAAAACAATTACTTTAACTAAAAATAATGGAACGTCAGTAGTATTTACTTCTACTCTTGGTTCTCCTGGTGCATTAGAATTTCAAGTTCAAACAGATAATAATACTACAGCTACAAATTTAAAAAATACTATTGATGCTCATGCAGATTTTTCTGCAACTGTAGTTGGTGCAGTCGTTACAGTAACAAGAGGTGCTGTAGGCAGAGATAATTTAACAACTGTTTCTACTGATACCGTAAGATTAACAACTACAAACTTTACTGGTGGTACTCCTTTATCAGGTACTAACACAGATTTTATTACATTCACACAATTTGGAAATTACGTTATAGCAAGCAATGGAGTTAATGCCCCTCAATATTATTTAATGGGAACATCAACAAACTTTGCAAATTTATCAACTATTGCTACAGACGGAAGTCCACCATTATTTAGAGTATCAGGAGTTATTAGAGATTTTTTAGTTACAGGAAATATAGCCGGAGCAACAAATAGAATTCAATGGTCTGGAATAAATGATATTTCAACTTGGACAGAAGGTTCAAAATCAGCAGACTTTCAAGATTTACCAGGATCAGGCGGAAGAGTTGTTGGAATTACATCAGGCGAAATTGGTTATGTATTTAGACAAAACCAAATTATTCGTATGGACTTTGTAGGTGGAGCAACTGTATTTAGATTATCAGTTATCTCTCCAAACAGAGGTGCAGTTTATGGAAAAACTATTTGTCAAGATAATAGAAGAGTATTCTTTTATGCTGATGATGGATTTTATCAAATAGACGGAGATAACATTATAGCAATCGGCGCTGAAAAAGTTAATAGATTTTTTGACGGTAATTTAAATAAAGCATTTACAGATAGAATAGTTGCAGCTGTTGATCCATTTAATCAATTAGCGATGTGGTTATACCCATCTGCAAATAATACAAATAATACAACTGGAATTTGTGATAGAATTTTAATTTATAATTATGCAACTCAAAAATGGTCTTTAGCAGAAGCTAATGCTAGCCAAATATTTTCACAATTTGTTGGGGCTTATACTGTTGAATTAATGGATATTATATCTCAAAACTTAGAAGATATTAATATTGCATTAGACTCAGATTTCTGGTCTGGTGGACAGTTATATTTAGGTGGTATTACTAATGATTACAAAGCAGCAATCTTTTCTGGTAATCAATTAGAATTTGAAATAGAAACATCAGAGCAAGAAGTATTTCCAGGAACAAGAGCAAATATTACTGGTGTTAGACCCATTGTAGATGCGACAGCAACAGTTACGGTTAAAACAAGAGAACGTCTTGCAGATACAGAAACAGAATCTTCAAGTTCTACTATGACAAATAGTGGTATTAATCCTGTAAGACAATCCGGAAGATATGTTAGAGCTAATGTTAAGATAGCATCAGGAACAAATTGGAATCATGCTCAAGGTATAGATCTTGTAGCAAGTAGAGCAGGATATAGATAATGGTAGAAGTTGTTGAAAAAGATATAGATAATGTTAGGTATTCATTTGAGACGCAAGAATACTTTCAAAGACAACTTGAAGAAGCGGTAAATACATATATAAACAAATTCAATACAGAAAACGATAAAGTTTTCTCATGGTTCATAGGAGATTAATATGGCAGGAATTAAAGATTACAGCACAACAGCATCAAGTAATACTACAATAGGTTCAATTAGTGTTGCAGAAGGAATGTTACCTTCTAATATTAATAATGCTTTTAGAGGATTAGCTGCAGAAATTAGAGAATGGTATAACGATTCTCAATGGGTTATTTATGGTGATGGAGATAATGGTTTTACAATTACTTATGCTTCAGCTACTTCATTCACAGTAAGCGGTGTAGATGTAACAAGTATTTATCATGTAGGTCGTAGAGTTA